CCCCGGAATAACAGTTATGCCAGCGGGACGGTAACCGTCACAGTTTACGATGACCAGGGCTTCGACCGGCAGATTATCATTCCCCCGGTGCTGTTTCGCGGGACGAAACACCAGAATTTCAACAGCCCGAATCAGCAGTCGTACTGGTATTCCACCTGTAAGCTGCAGGTGCTGAAGAACGGGGTTGAGATTTTCCATGAACCGGCAACGGATGTCAGCCGGGTGTTCTCATCGGTGATAGATATGCCGGCAGGGCGGGGTCATGTCACCCTGACGTTTAATGTGTCGTCGGCCGGTGCGAACAACTGGACGCCGACAACGTACATCAGTGATTTACTGGTTGTGGTCATGAAAAAATCCACGGCAGGGATCAGTATCAGCTGACGGTTTATTAACCCGGACGGGCACCTCAGGAGGTGCCTTTTTTATTGACTGAAAACAAAGAGGTAATCATGCGGCATTTATACGCAACGATATTATTGTTTACTACCCTGCTGGCAGGAATTGCCTTTCCTGCACAGGCTGAAAGCGGACACGGTGCATTTTCCGTGGGATATGCTCAGGTTCACCCGGGCGGCGTACCGGCATTGTCCGGTACCGGTGCGCGTGCAGGTGATTTAAAAGGGATTAATGTGAAATACCGTTATGAGTTCACGGATCACCTGGGCGGCATTGTCGCGCTGAGTTATGCATCGGTGAAGAAAAGTGACACGATGAAGACGGGTGAAAATACCTTCCATTATGAAAGCCTGCGCGGTCGTTATGTCAGTCTGATGGCCGGCCCTGTCTGGCAGCTCAGTGAGCGGGTCAGTCTCTATGGCATGGCCGGGATGGCGTACACCCGCTGGTCTGACAGTGTTCAGGATTACCGGCGTGATGAAGTGAAACCGGGGTATGTGAAGGAGACCACCACCGCCAGTGATGGTCATACTGCGCGTCATCTGTCGCCGGCCTGGAATGCCGGGATTCAGTTCAGTCCCGTAGAGACGGTGGTTATTGACCTTGCTTATGAAGGTTCCGGCAGTGGCGACTGGCGCACTGACGGTTTCATCGTGGGTGTCGGCTATAAATTCTGATTAGCCAGGTAACACAGTGTTATGACAGCCCGCCGGTTCAGGCGGGCTTTTTTGTGGGGTGAATATGGCAGTAAAGATTTCAGGTGTACTGAAAGACGGCACAGGAAAACCGGTAGAGAACTGCACCATTCAACTGAAAGCCAGACGTAACAGCGCCACGGTGGTGGTGAACACGGTGGCCTCTGAAAACCCGGATGAAGCCGGTCGTTACAGCATGGAGGTGGAGTATGGTCAGTACAGCGTGATTCTGTTGGTGGAGGGATTTCCTCCGTCACATGCCGGGAGCATCACCGTGTATGAAGATTCTCAACCCGGTACGCTGAATGATTTTCTCGGTGCCATGTCGGAGGATGACGTCCGGCCGGAGGCACTGCGTCGTTTTGAACTGATGGTGGAAGAAGCGGCGCGTCACGCCGGGGAGGCGAAGAAGAATGCCGGAGAAGCAGAGACGTCCGCGAGGAATGCCGGCATATCAGCCAGTAAGGCGGAAGCGAGCGCCGCAAATGCTGATACTTCAGCAGGGGATGCATCGGAGTCAGCCCGACAGGCGGCAGAAAGTGCAGCCTCAGCAAAGCAGTCAGAGGATGCGTCCTCGTCCTCGGCTTCTGCGGCCGCTCAAAAAGCCAGTGAGTCATCACAAAGTGCAGCAGATGCTGAATTGTCAAGAAAGACGGCAGAAAGTGCAGCCGGTAATGCAGCCAGGGATGCAACGACCGCAGCAGAAAAAGCCCGGGAGTCAGCAGAAAGCGCACAGTCAGCGGAACAAAGCAGGATAGCGGCGGAAGACGCCGTAAACCGAATCCCCACCGTGGTGGGACCTCCCGGGCCAAAGGGGGAACAGGGGCCCGCTGGCCCTCAGGGGCCGAAGGGGGATAAGGGAGAGCGTGGTGACACCGGCCCTGTCGGGGCAACCGGCGAACGGGGACCGGCAGGTGATGCTGGTCCGGCAGGACCACAGGGACCGAAAGGCGACAGGGGAGAGCGGGGAGAGACCGGTCTGACGGGAAATGCAGGTCCACAGGGTCCAAAGGGAGATACCGGTGCGGCAGGCCCGGCTGGCCCACAGGGACCGAAAGGAGAAACAGGTGCGGCTGGCCCGGTGGGGGCAACCGGACCTCAGGGGCCGAAGGGCGACCCGGGGGAGACGCAAATACGGTTCCGTCTGGGGCCGGGAAACATTATTGAGACAAACAGCCATGGCTGGTTCCCGGATACAGATGGCGCACTCATCACCGGACTGACCTTTCTTGACCCCAAAGATGCCACACGGGTTCAGGGGTTTTTTCAGCATTTGCAGGTCAGGTTTGGTGACGGGCCGTGGCAGGATGTCAAGGGGCTGGATGAAGTGGGCAGTGATACAGGCAGAACAGGAGAATGACATGAACATACTAAAAAAACTTATGCAGCGTCTGTGCGGGCACGGAAAGCATGATGGCCGTGAACACGGGGGGGTACTTACAGCACAACTGCGTCTGGGGCCGGCAGACATCCTGGAGTCCGATGAGAATGGTATTATTCCGGAGCAGGACAGGGTAATCACGCAGGTGGTGATACTGGATGCGGATAAAAAGCAGATACAGTGCGTGGTAAGACCGCTGCAAATCCTGCGTGCTGACGGGACGTGGGAAAATATTGGCGGAATGAAATAGCCGACAGCTTCACAAAAACCGGAGTCCGGCTCCGGTTTTTGTTGTCATGTCATGGTGATGTTTGTTAGTGAAGACTTGAGGGAATATTTATCCGTATGAAGGAATATGGTAATGCCTGGATTAATATCATATGTGTCATCGGCTTCATTCGTGAATGAGATGATGGAGCTGCGTCAGCAGGTAATGGAGGGGCAGATTGGTGGATTTCTCCTGGGAGGGGAGAGGGTTAGAGTTTCTTATATGCCAGATACAGGCCGTTTTTTAGCAGAAGGTGAAGGGCAGGGACGGGTTTATGCAGAATTATTGAATATTGCTTTTAATGATGGAGTTAATGTGCTCAGAAACAGGATATTAAGCGCGCTCCCTGGAATGGGAGGGCGAAACTCTTTGCAGGAAAGAATATCGGAGTGTGCCTTTACTGTCGATATTGATAAACTTCAATGTCCTGGTGAGGTGCTTCAATGTCCAATTACACTGGAGCAGCCTGAAAAAGGTATTTTTGTGAAGAATTCAGATGGTTCAGATGTATGTACTTTATTTAATGCCGCTGCATTTTCTCGTTTGGTTGGTGAAGGCTTACCCCACCCACTGACTCGGGAACCAATAACGGCATCAATAATTGTAAAATATGAAGAATGCATTTATGACGATACCAGAGGAAATTTCGTTATAAAGGGTAACTGAAATGAATATTACCCTTTATTTTATTTAATGAAACATCCTGCAAACTGATATGAATTACTGAATGAGGTTTTTATGCCTGTTACCACCTTAAGTATCCCAAGTATATCTCAATTATCTCCTGCAGGAGTACAGTCTTTGCAGGATGCTGCCAGACTTGAAAGTGGAATAAGAATATCCATTGGTAGTGGCGAATATTCTGTTCACTATGTCCAACTACTGGATAGATTTTCAGTTGAACCGGTGAGAGGAGGCTTACTGGATAGGCTATTGGGGCGTGAGCATCGAATGGAGAGAAGGGCTGTGGCTCTGGAAAGACAATTAAATGGAGGTGTCGATTTTTTAAGTAGTGTTAATAACTATTTTCAGAGTGACATGGCAGAACACAGAGAAAATAAAACAGGTAATAAAATATTAATGGAAAAAATAAATTCTTGTGTATTTGGAACGGATTCTAATCACTTTTCTTGCCCGGAGTCATTTTTGACATGCCCGATAACGCTGGACAAACCTGAGAATGGAGTGTTCATGAGAAACTCACAAGGTGCTGAGATATGCTCTCTATATGATAAGGATGCGTTAGTACAACTTGTTGAAACTGGTGGAGCTCATCCTCTGAGTCGAGAACCTATAACAGAATCAATGATTATGAGAAAAGACGAATGTCACTTTGATACAAAAAGAGAAGCTTTTTGTTGTAAGTGATAATTAATGATATAAATATAGTTTTATGTGCTTTTATTTTTTACTAAAGCAAAATTAAGTTATTAAAATGGAGGGAGAGGAATGCCTGTAGATTTAACGCCTTATATTTAACCTGGGGTTAGTTTTTTGTCTGACATTCCTCAAGAAACCCTGTCTGAGATACGTAATCAGACTATTCGTGGAGAAGCTCAAATAAGACTGGGTGAGTTGATGGTGTCAATACGACCTATGCAGGTAAATGGATATTTTATGGGAAGTCTTAACCAGGATGGTTTATCGAATGATAATATCCAGATTGGCCTTCAATATATAGAACATATTGAACGTACACTTAATCATGGTAGTTTGACAAGCCGTGAAGTTATAGTACTGCGTGAAATTGAGATGCTCGAAAATATGGATTTGCTTTCTAACTACCAGTTAGAGGAGTTGTTAGATAAAATTGAAGTATGTGCATTTAATGTGGAGCATGCACAATTGCAAGTGCCAGAGAGCTTACGAACATGCCCTGTTACATTATGTGAACCAGAAGATGGGGTATTTATGAGGAATTCAATGAATTCAAATGTTTGTATGTTGTATGATAAAATGGCATTAATACATCTTGTTAAAACAAGGGCGGCTCATCCTTTGAGCAGGGAGTCAATCGCAGTTTCAATGATTGTAGGAAGAGATAATTGTGCTTTTGACCTTGATAGAGGTAACTTCGTTTTAAAAAATTAAGATAGCAATGGCGGGTTAACTTTTCGTAAAATGAAATTAATTCTCGGTACGACATGTAAAACGCGGCACCTCGTATGCAAGAACGTACTGCGGTTGGCTGGTGAACTTTCGATAGTGCTAGTATTGAATGATTTCCAGCCGTTACCGATTTACGTGTTTATTAGTGAACAAACCACTCGTCAGAAGATTCCCAGGTATCTTTCAGAGTCTCCTGAACAAATGTTTTTGCAGAATCCTTATCTGCAGTGCGTGTAACAGAAAGCCCATCATTGCTGGTGGCTTTTACGATCACTTCTACATCGTCATAACGCTTACTGATGCGCCGAGTTAATTCTTCCTTTAACGCATCCACAGCACCGTTTGGCATTTTAGTCATTTTCTCTTTGGCTATGCAGATTTCAATACGCATAAAAATCCCTCTATACTGTGTTTGTATACAGTGTTATTTTTATCTGTATAAATAAACAGTGTCAAGAGGTCTTGTTTCTGCTCTTTTGGAGTTCTTCAAAACGATTATGTAAAGATTTCGGATACAGTTCGGTATATACCTGCCATAGCACGTTTAATGAACGATGCCCTGTAACTTGAGCGACTTCCTCAATACTAAAACCAGCCTCAAATAAGCGACTTGCCCCTTCTCTACGCAAATCATGATATCGCAGATCTTTAATACCTAATTTGCTTCTTACCCTCTGAAATCCTGCGGTAACAGAAGTGCTGTTATATGGAAAAATGAATTCTGATTTTTTTGGTTGTCGCTGGACGATATCCCAGGCTTCCCCAAGCAAGGCAACTTTCATATGGTTACCTTCCTTTTTACGTGGATCTTTCCTATCTCTTACTAGTATAGATTTTTGTTCTTGGTCGAGATCTTCCCATCGTAACCGGCATACTTCTCCGATTCGCATACAGGACCACACAGAAAATTTGAGGATATCAACGAACGGAATTTTTGAGCATTTATGAGTAGATCGTTGTTGAAGGCCTTCAATGAGCATGTCCAGTTCATCAGATGCTGGTCTACGATTACGACGGTTTGATTTACCAATCAAACCGAGTTTAAGTAGATATGGACGAGCGCTTTTCGCCGGGTTTGATGTGTAATTGATTCCGTATACAGGTTTTGCCGCATCCAGAACACTGCCAAGATAACTAACATCGTGGCTGACTGTTGCTGGGCCTGCACCAGCGTTGTTTCTTAGCCTGCAATGTTCAATTACGTCATTTTCTGTCAGTTCAGATAGTTTGATCGCGGATATGTCACTATCCATAAGCAGTTCCAGCACATATCTTTTAGTACGGCCTGCTTTACCTCCGGCATTTGGGTCATTTAAATATTTGTGTAGTAAGTCACGGACTGTAAGTCCATCAACAGCATTTGATGATGGAATGCCATATAGATCTAATTCCATCACTTTCTGTGCGCCCCATGTTTTGGCATGAGCATGTTTAGGGAATGTTTTGCTTTCTCTGTAAGTGATAACACCTTTTTCTTTGATAATCACATTACAGCGATAGCGTGGTGTGCCATCGGATTTTAGTCGTTTCTCTATGTTATAGTACGCCATTACACGACCTCGTTATTTCGGGTTCCCATAAAACGTGGGAACCTGTGCGGGAACCTAACGCGAGAAAAATAGCCTGAAATGTTCAAAAATGCACGATAATCCTGAAACACAGAAAACTAATCAAACCAGCGTGATGCCTGAAAAAACTGGCGCTTACTGGAGTTCTCGGTTTAGCATTGCTCCTATGCTCGACTGGACGGACAGACATTGCCGCTATTTCTTGCGTCTGCTTTCCCGCAATACGTTGCTGTATACCGAAATGGTGACCACAGGGGCGATTATTCACGGTAAAGGTGATTACCTGGCGTACAGTGAAGAAGAACATCCGGTAGCGTTGCAACTCGGCGGTAGCGATCCGGCGGCGCTGGCACAGTGTGCGAAGCTGGCAGAAGCGCGTGGATATGATGAGATCAACCTGAATGTCGGCTGCCCGTCTGACCGGGTGCAGAACGGCATGTTTGGTGCGTGTCTGATGGGTAATACGCAGCTGGTTGCCGACTGCGTGAAAGCGATGCGCGATGTGGTGTCGATTCCAGTGACGGTGAAAACGCGTATTGGCATCGATGACCAGGACAGCTATGAATTTCTCTGCGATTTCATCAACACCGTTTCCGGCAAAGGCGAGTGTGAGATGTTTATCATCCACGCACGTAAAGCCTGGCTTTCGGGGTTAAGTCCGAAAGAAAACCGTGAAATCCCGCCGCTCGATTATCCGCGTGTGTATCAACTGAAGCGTGACTTTCCGCATCTGACAATGTCGATTAACGGTGGTATCAAGTCGCTGGAAGAGGCCAAAGCACACCTGCAACATATGGATGGCGTGATGGTCGGGCGCGAGGCGTATCAGAATCCGGGTATTCTGGCGGCGGTAGACCGGGAGATCTTTGGTTCCTCGGATACCGATGCCGATCCGGTGGCGGTAGTGCGCGCCATGTATCCGTACATTGAGCGTGAACTCAGCCAGGGGACGTATCTCGGCCATATTACCCGGCATATGTTGGGCTTGTTCCAGGGTATTCCTGGCGCGCGGCAGTGGCGGCGTTATTTAAGTGAAAATGCCCATAAAGCGGGTGCAGACATTAATGTGCTGGAACACGCGCTCAAACTGGTGGCGGATAAGCGTTAACTTTTCACCAAAAAGTAGTCAAATTCACCACGCCCTGCGCACCGTCGCGGGGCGTTTTGCTGTTAAATCAATAGATTATTTTTGGCATGATTCTTGTAATGCCAGCAAGAGATTTCATATTTGGGAGAGCATCATGCTGGAACTACTTTTTGTGATTGGCTTTTTTGTCATGCTGATGGTCACCGGCGTTTCGTTGCTGGGCATTATCGCCGCGCTGGTTGTGGCGACGGCCATTATGTTCCTCGGCGGTATGCTGGCATTGATGATTAAGTTGCTGCCGTGGTTACTACTGGCGATTGCGGTGGTGTGGGTTATTAAGGCGATTAAAGCACCAAAAGTGCCTAAATATCAGCGTTATGACCGCTGGCGTTACTAAGGGATTGTGCGGATGATCACAACCTAAGGTTTTATCCTTAGAACAAAATAGGAATTGATAATCAAATCTGTCACTATTGCGCCTCTAACAGATTCATCGTGCTGTACCCTACATACAGCCGAACTATAAAAAGAAAGGGCTTCCCAGGTGGAAGCCCTATTTCTTTTATGGAATCAGCAGGCTGGAACCTTGCGTCGCCCGGCTTTCCAGAATCTCATGCGCACGCTGCGCATCCTTCAGCGGATATTTCTGCTGCTCGGCGACATCGACCTTAATCACACCGCTGGCAATCAAAGAGAACAGTTCATTACTGGCCTCGGTTAATTCCTCCCGCGTGGTGATATAGCCTTGCAGGGAAGGGCGTGTCACATACAACGAGCCTTTTTGATTGAGAATGCCTAAGTTCACACCGGTAACCGCACCTGATGAGTTGCCAAAACTGACCATTAAGCCGCGGCGTTGCAGGCAATCCAGCGACCGTTCCCAGGTGTCTCTGCCCACGGAATCGTACACCACGCGCACTTTCTTACCGCCGGTGATCTCTTTTAACCGCTCGACCAGATTCTCTTCACGATAGTTAATTACCTGCCACGCGCCCGCTTTTAGCGCGCTCTGCGCTTTTTGCGCGGTTCCTACGGTGCCGATAAGTTTCGCGCCCAGGGCTTTTGCCCACTGGCAGGCAATCAAGCCAACGCCGCCAGCCGCTGCGTGGAACAGGAACTGTTCATCGGGTTTAATTTCATAGGTTTTACGCAGCAGATAATAAACCGTTAAGCCTTTCAGGAAGGATGCCGCAGCTTGCTCAAAAGAAATTGCCGCAGGCAGAATCGCCGCTTTATCCGCATTAATGTTATGCACAGAGCTGTAAGCGCCTAACGCCGACTGCGCATAGACAACACGATCGCCTGCCTTAATATGCTTTACACCACTGCCGACTTTACTCACGATGCCTGCCGCTTCGGTACCTAATCCGCTGGGTAGTGATGGCGGCGGGGAAAGGCCGCTGCGGATATATGTGTCGATAAAATTGATGCCGATGGCTTTATTTTCGACCTGGATTTCATTCTCTGCCGGATCGGCAGGAGTGAACTCTACGGCTTGAAGTACTTCCGGGCCACCGTGCTTGTGAAATTCAATTCGTGTTGCCATGTGTCCTCCAGAACGTATCGTCAGGGGCTGCTTCATATGGTAAAGTTTCGACCCATTCTTTATCTCGGTAACTCCATTCACTATGGCAGGAAATAAACCCTTCAACAAACAGCAGGCTGAACCCCGCGAACGCGATCCACAAGTTGCCGGGCTGAAAGTGCCTCCGCACTCGATCGAAGCGGAGCAGTCGGTGTTGGGCGGTTTAATGCTGGATAACGAACGCTGGGACGTTGTAGCCGAGCGTGTGGTGGCAGACGATTTTTACCCCCGCCCACACCGCCATATCTTTACTGAAATGGCGCGTTTGCAGGAAAGCGGTAGTCCTATCGATCTGATTACCCTTGCGGAATCGCTGGAACGCCAGGGGCAACTCGATAGCGTCGGTGGTTTTGCTTATCTGGCAGAGCTGTCAAAAAATACGCCAAGTGCGGCGAACATCAGTGCTTATGCTGACATCGTGCGTGAACGTGCCGTTGTCCGTGAGATGATCTCGGTTGCGAATGAGATTGCTGAAGCCGGTTTTGATCCGCAGGGGCGTACCAGCGAAGATCTGCTGGACCTTGCTGAATCCCGCGTCTTTAAAATTGCCGAAAGTCGTGCAAACAAAGACGAAGGGCCGAAGAACATCGCCGATGTGCTCGACGCAACCGTGGCGCGTATTGAGCAGTTGTTTCAGCAGCCACACGATGGCGTTACCGGAGTAAACACCGGTTATGACGATCTCAACAAAAAAACCGCTGGCTTGCAGCCGTCGGATTTGATCATCGTCGCCGCGCGTCCGTCGATGGGTAAAACAACATTTGCGATGAACCTCGTCGAAAACGCGGCGATGTTGCAGGATAAACCAGTACTTATCTTCTCGCTGGAGATGCCTTCAGAACAGATTATGATGCGTTCTCTGGCGTCGCTGTCGCGCGTTGACCAGACTAAAATCCGTACCGGGCAGCTCGATGATGAAGACTGGGCGCGCATTTCCGGCACCATGGGTATTTTGCTCGAAAAACGCAATATCTATATCGATGACTCCTCCGGCCTGACGCCAACGGAAGTGCGTTCCCGCGCACGCCGTATTGCCCGTGAACACGGCGGCATCGGGCTTATCATGATCGACTACCTGCAACTGATGCGCGTACCGGCGCTTTCCGATAACCGTACGCTGGAAATTGCAGAAATCTCCCGCTCGCTGAAAGCACTGGCGAAAGAACTGAACGTGCCGGTGGTGGCGCTGTCCCAGTTGAACCGTTCTCTGGAACAACGTGCCGACAAACGCCCGGTCAACTCCGACCTGCGTGAATCTGGCTCTATCGAGCAGGATGCGGACTTGATCATGTTTATCTATCGTGATGAGGTGTATCACGAAAACAGTGATTTAAAAGGCATCGCGGAAATTATTATCGGTAAACAACGTAACGGCCCAATCGGGACGGTACGCCTGACCTTTAACGGTCAATGGTCGCGCTTCGACAACTATGCGGGGCCGCAGTACGACGACGAATAA